AACCTTTCCGCTACCTGCTACGGTCTGAGTAGTCCTGTTGAACTCCGCAAAAATGTCCTTGTTTACGGTGTTGAACATATCTGTAGCCATCTGCTGTAAGCCAACAGGTACAACGTTAGGATCTCTCATTGCCTGCTCGTCATAGTAAATAAACCTATTCTGAGCCAGTGCAATCTCGTATTCCTTCTTAGAAAAACCTACCTCGATGGACTTGGTGTTACCCTGTGTTACAGCAAGTTTCTCTGTTCCCTCAGTAGCAGTGTAGACGTTAATGATTCTCTTCATTCCTGCTGTTCCCTCTAAGGTGTCATCGGCTTGACAGAACGGGAACAGGTCTAAGTGAGACTTGAACAGATCCTCAACTTCGTTGCTTAGATAAAAATTATCATATACGGTATTTGTCATTATGTTTTCTCTCCTTCTTCATACAATGCCTTGTATTCGTCCGGGTGCTCCTGCGAATACTTGAATCTCTCCTGTGAACTCATGTTCCGTAAGGTTTCCAGCGTCATTCCCTTTGTACCCTGTCCACCTTCGGGCTTTCTTGTTTCCTTCAACAAATCGGCTTTAATCTTCTTCTCTACCGACTCTAGGTGCTTCTGCTGGCTCTCAAATACCTTGTCATAATCACCCTTAAGCATTGCCCGAGCAGTTTCCTCTGCAAGGCTCTCTTCATAGCCTTGGGACAGAAACTTAGTCTTATACTTACTCAGAGTAGATTCCTCCAAAAGCTTATTGTACTTAGCTTCTAGGTCTGTGAACTTCTCTTCCTGCTCCAACTTGTTCTGCTCCTCTTCGGATAGCTTCTCTCGCAACTGCTTCTTGTAACCGGCTAATTCACTTGCGGTCTTGTCGAAAACCTCTTTCCTTACATAACCTTTGTGATTTTCTTCGGGTAAGTCTAGGTTTTCCAAGGCTTTAAGCTTTTCCTCAACCGATAACGCTTCGTAACCCTCGATAGTAGATACATCAATCTTTGCCATTTTCCATTCCTTCCTGTGTTTGGTCGGTTCTCTCCGTTTCTTGTGTTTCGTTTGGCTACTCTGCCGATTTTTGCTCTTCGTAATACTTCATACTTAGCGTGTAAGCTTCTTCGGGATCTATAAACAGTCCAGAGCTTGAAAACGCTAGTAACGGGTGAATCTTCTCCTGCTGTAACATGGAGATTAAAACCTGTGACTTACTCTGAATGTTCTCGTAATTCCGTCTTGTGAATTTCAGAGAAATATCACTCAGCTTTAAATCCAACTCGCCCATTGTGTTGCATATTTTTAAAACAAGCTTCAACATTTGCTTCTCTGCTCGTTTAAAAATGTGTTCTGAATCTTTGGCTCTTGCTTCTGCAAGCGACCAGCCGTCTCTTAATAGTACGGCACTTCCTGTATCACTGGTGGACGTACCACCGTTTCTGTTCGGCATACCACAGATGGTAAGCACTGTTTGATATAGGTTATCGGATAGCGTTTGTGTTTGGTCTTGGTTAAGTTCTGTGGTAACCATTCCAACATCGGCTGTTGCTCCGTCTACCGACTTCACCTTAATCGCTCCCATTTTCAAGAAAGACTCGTAGTCCTCTTTGGAAATGTCGCAATTTATGAACTTGATAAACGCCTGCACAATCTGTTCCACACCGTCAAGCCTGTTACTCTCTACCTTGTTGATAGCGTCCAGTAGCGGTAGCACAATCTCAAATGAACCAAGTCTTGCGTTGTTAGCCGGGTATTCAAAAATCGGAATCATACCCATGGTGTGAGGGCTTTCCTCCGCTATACTCATTTCTACAACATGGAAATACTTATCCTCCGTATAGATTGAGTAATGCGTCACGTTGTTCTCGTCTTGACTCACCATTACACCCATCAACGGCTTATTGCCGATACCGCTGTGATACACTACAAATGCGTCTCTAGGATCTAGTGTGTACATTTCAAAGGGTGCTTCGTCAGCTTCGCCCTTCTCGTCCGGTAAAACTAATCTGTAAGCTGTACCACAGATGTTTCCCCATTCCACTACTTCCTCGTCTTGACTCGCCTTGTCCTCGGAGAACATATATTCATTCAGAGTATTAATGTTCTTAGTGACGCTATCTTCACCATTTCTGTTTATGTATTGGATAGGCTCTCCACAGAGATATCCTGTCTTAAATGCCACAATCTCATTTGCCCGGTTTACTACAATGTTGTTGCAAATATCGGGACGAACCTCTTTCTTCCTAGAGAGGATAGGCTGGTCACCCTTGTAGTATTTGTACAGATATTCAATCTCCGCTTTGTTAGAAGTGTGAACCATCTTAGCTTCCGTAAGTACCGTTAGGAGATTGTCTCTCGTAATGGACTTCGCATTAGACGTAATAATTTTTCTTCCGCTGAACGCCAATTCCCCTCCTTTCTGCAAAATAAAAAGAGGAAATCATGCTTTCCTGCTTAAAAGCACAATTTCCTCTCATTCGGTTTAAACATTATGGGATTTTCGGTCGAATTTCATTATAGCATAATTTTTAATTTTGAACAAGTGTTCTTTTCTTACCAAGGACGCTGAAAAACCTCGACTTTCCCTTGTCTAAAACTGTCTATAAAATCCACAGCCATAGACACAGCGTCCGGGATATCATCATTCTTGTTCTTCCCTGCCATCGTATAAGAACACAGGAACTCCATTGCTTTCTTGTAGTCCTTGTTTCCCTCATAAGCTTTCTCAGTCTTAAACAAGAAATTATCCTTAACATACCCTGAGGCAATAATAATTCGAGTCTCTTTATTGGCTGTGGAAAACTTAGTCGTAATCTTAGTGATTCCACCTTTCTCTTTCACCCGTTCTTGAATGTTCTGTGCAATCCTACCCCCGGCTGAGTTAGACTCAAACCTCGCAAACTGCACATGGTGTCTTAGTAGCTTCTCAACAATCCTAGATTCTACTACATCGGGATTACTGTTATCACAGATAAAATCCTCAACAAAGAATCTTTGCCCGTATTGATAGATAATCGGCATGGCACAGTAATCCGTACCCCTGTCTTTCGTATCACATACGGCTATAATTGCGTCCGGCTCTTCTATAGGCAAGTCAAAGTACCTCTGCAACTCATTCTCAGCATAAAGCAATCCCTCACGCTCGATAGGTTCATTCATGTAGAGTGCCCTCCAAGACACATCGTCCATAATCTCCCTCTGCTCGTGGTAAAACTTAGTTGTGAATCCCACTCCGAACTTATAGTCAAAGTTAGACTCCTCGTTCTCGTCTAGGGCACTCAGAGATATAAACTCTGCCCTGTCAGAATCCCCGTATTCCCTTTGCAGGCGTCCTATAACATCGTGCACACTCCACCTAGTCGCTATGTGCAGCTCTTTGCACTTATCTCCTATCTTTCTCTGTCTTAGGTCAGTAGTGTAGGTTTCCCACAGCTTGTCCAGTCTTTCCTTGGACAATGCCACTTCCAGTCCACTCACAAGGTCATCACAGTACAGCAGAGTAGACGCTCTGTAGAGTCCTGCATTACCAGTACCAATGGAGGTAAATTCAAGCGTCTCAAACCTCTGTCTCTTATCAATATCAATTCTACAATCCTTGGCATTAGTCCCGGATATTACCAGCTGTGGGAATATCTCAGTCCACCTGTACTCCCCTGTTTTCTCAAACATTCTCAGACATTCGTCATAAACCCCTCGTATGAATGAGTTACTGTGAGAACCTGTAAGCATTGGCTCATTGGGTTCTCTTCCTGCAAGCCATGTTAAGAAAAAGATTGCTAGAGTAGTCTTACCTGCACCCGGTGGCATGGAAATGCAGAGTAAATCCAATTTATCATCAGCCAACTTCTGCAAAGACTGCACAACAGGTCTTAGAGTCTTTTCTCTTGGATAGTAAAACTGCTTGTTAAGAGGTCTGTCCCATTCCATTGCGTAAATATATGCTTCAAAATCAAAAGGTGCAAGTGTTGTGAGTAGGTGCTTATGTAAGCCAAAGAGATTTACCAATTCCTCTTTGTCCTCTGTCACTTGCAGTCTTTCTTTAATCTTCTCATTCAGTTTTCGCATATAGTCCACAGCTACCGCCTGTTCCTCAGACAGAATGGATCGGCAGGTGTCGTATAAGTCTTTGTAACTCTGATAGTCTGACAGGTTTTTATAGATAATCTCAACCAGTTCCATAATTTCTCCTCGTAAATAAATAAAAAAAAAAGCACCGTCCTAAGACAGTGCTATTAATAGCCTATTGCTAATATTATTCATGGACAACCCTTTGTGCTGTATATGAATAATACTAGCCTTTTTATTTTTTGGGGATATTCAAGCCACTCACCCGTCCTGCCTTGCCGGGAACATTTCCCCCGTAGGGGTACGCCCGCAAGACAGAACGGTTTTTATTTGTAATCGTCAGCCAATCCGAACAATAGCCGGAAAAATGCCCTTATGATTGCGTATGCTAACCACATATCTCTTAGTCTCCTCTCTGCTTTTCTTAAATTATACTAAACTCCTAGCCCCTATGCAACCGTAAACCGATAACAAGTGCTTTCCTTTGTGTACTTACTATATAGCTCTGCATGGTCTGCCTTGAAACTGCCGGAATCAAAACGGCTAGACTTTATGAGCTTATAACTAGCCTTACTACTACCCTCTGAATAGGTGTCCTTGTCACCCATAAGAGCCAATATCTCCTCTTTCAATTTATCACAATCTGCCCCCAACTCCTCAATCAATCGCTTATTCTCCCGGTACTCATTGCATAATTGTTCAAAACGTCCCATCTTTACACCTCCACAATATATCTTCCTGTCTCACTATCCCGTGAGAAATCAACCCACTTTTCCAACTCTTCCAAAAACTCCTCATAATAATCGTCAGCCAATCCGCTGTCGTAATTCTCGAATTGTCGCATAGTCTTACCCCTGCTTTCTAGCCATTTAACAAGGGGTAAAATTGACGCAAAATCGAAACACAAATCACGCAAACTATAGGTCTTTTTCATGTTTAAACCTCCATTTTGTAAAAGCTGGCATATTTTCCCATTTCGTGATAGCAATTATAAAATTCAATCGCGTTAACTAACTCGTCAAAACCTTCCTTTTCCCACCTGTCAACCTCTGTGATAAACTCACCGTGCCAAGGTGTAAAGGGTTTTAACTTACAAGGACAAATACAAATACTTTCCCCTTTATCGTAAAGCTTTCTAGCGTGTGCTTTACTGATTCTCACCCAATTTTTACCTGTGCTGTCTCTGAACTCGTATCTAATCATTTTGTCCCCCTTTACCATAAATAGAACTTTTCATACTTTGCCAAAATCGCCTCTTTTACACCGTCCGGGAAAACCTCGACACGGTAGCGGAAATGCTCATCCACCCGTTCCCGTTCACAATCCACCAAATACACGGCGTTCTTGCCATATTCGAGCGTAAATTGTGTAGACACCATCTTGTGTTTATACGCCCGTGGTACTGACTGGCTGTGCAAATCTACACGAACCCTTAAGCCCTCCATGCGACACTTGGGAATATCAAACTTTCTTTCAATATCCTTAATTGCTTTTTCCAAGTCCTCAAAATGTGCTAATCTTTCCCATGCCTTGCCGTTTGCGTCTGACAGTGCTTTTTCTAACTTCTCAAGATTATTTTCTGTAATTTTAATTTTCATACTTTACCCCCAAAATGTACTCAATATAATGTTCCCATTCCCTGTAAATACCCATTGCGTCTGTGAATCTTCCAGCTTTTCCACAAGCTTTTCCATGTAGTCCCCGTCCGTCAATCCCTCGCCGGAAAGAACGTCTTTAAAATCCTGTCGTAAATCCTCAAAAGAATACTTGCACCCCGTCCCGTATTCTTTCCAGTCCTTGCACACTTGCACGGCGTCAAACTCGTAAGATTCGCCATCGTCCTCATTCAAGCCATCGTCAAAATATTCCAGTAGGTTGGCAAGTCCCGGCTCTGTGAAATGATTTCCCAGTCCTGCTTTTTCCAGTAGTTCCCACGCTTGCTCTGTCTCCATTACTTAGTAACCTCCCCCACAAATTCATTTAATAGCTTTTCTATCTCGTCCCTTGCCTTTTCCCAGTCCAAATCTTGTCTAAGCTGCCTCGCTTTCTTATTGAACTTTTCCACTGTTTGATAATCGGGGGATATATTCCCGAAAGGTCTATAACCTGTCACTATTGCCACACCCTTGCCCATGTCGTAGATATCGGCGTTCCAACCATAACCGCCGCATGTATAGGCTACGGGATTTTCAAATTGCAGCAAATCCCATAAATCTACATAACCTATCTCAATAACCTTGCAAAAACCGTTCATAATTTCTTTCTTAGTTGTTTTAAATTTCATATCTTCCTACCTTTCTTTGCCCTTGCCGGGCGACTTGTTTTCTTGTTTCTGATTACATTATACACCTTTTTGATTATGAGTCAATACCTTTTTCGATTATTTTGTAAACTTTTTTCTTGCCATATATAACAGGAAATGTTATCCTATGGAAAAGGGAGGTGAAAACATGAGAGACGAGGTAAAAGCAATGATTAAATTAAAAGGAAAAAGCCTTGCTGACTTAGCCGTTCACTTAGGTATGAGTAGACAAGCGTTATCTAACAAATTTTATAGGGATTCTTTCAGCGGCGAGGATTTGCTAAAAATTGCTAGTTTTTTAGATTGCAAGCTGGCATTTATGGACGAGTCTAATACAATTTACTTAGGATAGGCACGGCAAGATCAGCCGGAAAAAGAAAAGGCTAGGGGCATACCCTAGCTTTTTTTTCTTGTTATGTACATGTGCTCATATACAGCCTATACATGTATACAGTCATGCATATTTATGCAAAATTTCTCACCCAAAACTGGATCACCCCGGTTTGTCAAAAATCTTCCACTGGTAAAACAGAAAGTCGAAAGTCGCACACCTAAAGTCGAACACGGAAAGTCGTATGGAAAAGTCGTACGGCTTTTTGTTTCCCAAAGTCGAAAGTTGTTTGGGATTTAAGGGTAAAAAGTCGTATGCCTCTAAAATGCACGGAAATGCCCCTAGAATCGATTTTAGAGTTTTAGACGAACAATTCCAGCCTAACGGTGCTATCGTGCCTAGATTTGGCTAAAAACGATGTTCTCGTGCGTCCTAGAGTTATACAGAAGGTCGTAAACGCAAAAACAGGAGGATTTCTCCCCCTGTTTTGTTTAATTGTCTGATTTGTCAGATAGATAACGCTGCTTGATTTCCTCCGTGTTAATTTCGTCCTGCCCGGTGTTAGGTGTGACGATATGTTCCGTCTGATCCTTGTAGGCAAAATTGTTCTTTCCGAGGAAGATTCCAGCGACCGGATTAATCTTTCCGTTTTGCATGTAAGTTTCCCACGAATTTTCAAGCGAAAAGTAAGCTTTTTTGATTAGGTCGGATACATCACGGGGCAAGGATTCCATAGTTCCCTTACCGCTAATAGGTGCGTCATGGACTACCGACCATAGCCATTGCCTGTGGTGTCCATTAAGTGCAATCGCCATTCCTACAACCGTTGGTTTAACATCAAACCTAGCATACAGGTCAAAATACTCAGCCAATCTTGCTTTCACTTGCTCCGCGTCATTCAAGTCAATATTGTCCATGTACAACAACTCTTGATTGATTGTCATGAACTTCCTGTTGTCCCCTTCCTCCAACATCAACCCATTATCACCTATCAAGGGTGAGTTCCTACCACCGCTGTTTTTGACGTGTTTAGGCATTTGTTTTAACGCACTTGGGGAAATGTTATCCATCACACGTCCTATCGGTTTATCCTTTCTCTTTAACGCCATTCTCTTTCTCCTCTCTTTGTTAAAATTTCTACAAAGGTGCTAAAGGTGTTGTTTTCCATGTTTTGCGTATAACTTTTACATATAGAGTGTCTATATAGAGAACTTATACGCAAAAGCTGTTTTTCAGCACCTTTAACACCTATTTCAATTAAATATCTACAAAACCGACTTTAATTTAATTCCATAATACATCATCATTCCTCCAGTCCTACCCTTATAGTCAAAAAATTCAGAGTGACGGTCTAACTCAGCATTAAACTTTCTAGCCGACAGTACAAACTCCCCGTTAGATTTCGCCCAAACCTTGAAAGCTTGATACAGGTCTTTTGCCTTAATCTTCTCTCCCTCTGCTCTCTCACAGCGTTCGTTAAAGAACTGTAAAACCATATCATTACTTTCCCGATATTGGACGACTACACTCCTAAGACTGTCGCTCATTTTCAATCCGTTTGCCTTGTACTTGATATACCCTCTCACAAGCCACATGAATATCCCTCTCATGTTCTCTTGCTTACAGAGTTCTCTTTTCAAGTGCACATCCTGTTCTTCCGGCTTAAAGTGTTTGTTAAACTCAATAACCTTGATTCTCTCAGACGCAAACAGGGACTGATCCGTAACAGATGGTAGGTCATTGCAGGAAAGCCAAAGTGTAAACTGAGGTCTATATGAGATGGGGGCTTGGTGTAGGTGTCTCGCCGTTATATCCTCTCCACCAGTAAGCTGTTTTATCTTTTCCTCGTCCAGCTTTCCGTACTCGTTACTCTCTGCCATAGTGACAAATCTTTTACCCTTTAAGGACGCAAGGGTAGGGGAAGCCGATTCGGGATTGTGCTGTCTGTCGCCCTTGCAGATAAGTCCTACCGGAGCAACACGGGCATAGTCTCCCAGCATTGTCTCGATTGTGTTTAGGAGTGTGGATTTACCGTTTCTAGTGGTTTTACCATGTAAGATAAACATACACTCCTCATTGCTCATTCCCAGTAGGGAATAGCCTAGAGAACGCTGCAAAAAGTCTGCTTTGTCCTTATCTCCCATTGTCACCTCGTCTATAAACTTCTCCCACCTTTTGCAGGAAACATCCCTGTCTACTGTGTGAGAAAAGTTGGTCTGCATTGTCAGAAAGTCCTTAGGATTGTGCTCGTAAAAGGTGAAATTCCGTAAGTCGTAAGTGCCATTCTTACAGTTGATAAGATAGGGATTTGCGTCAAACTCTTCTGCATAAATATGCAATTCTCCTGTTGTGTCTTTGAGGATTCTGTCTCGCATACGCCTATCTCCCATCTTGTCGATAAACTTTGTATAGGCTTTGCGTTTATCATCGTCCTCTATCTCTCCACAGTAGATAAGCATAAGTCTCGTAAAGTCTTTCAGCTTCTCAGAAACAAGAATCGCTCCCTCGTCTTTTCTCCACGCCCCGTCAAAGTAGGTGTACCAGCTTTTGTGTTCTGCACAGTACCGAGCCTCGTCCTTATATAAC